CTCAAGATGATTTAACAATTCTTTTTTTGTTGGCTCATCTGCCTTGCGAGCCTTAGCCTTTGGCTGTGCGACATAAACGCCCTCACGAACCAATTTAGAACGAACAGAGCGAACAGATTTATCAATCGCATCTGCGATCTGCTCAACAGTGATACCTGCCTGATAGTCGTCAACAATCTTAGCAGTCATTTCTGGGGTGTAGTTAACATTTTTCATAATAGCAACCTTTCGTTTTGCGTTTCGTTATATATTATATATAGTGCATCTGACCCCAAAAGTCAAGGGGGGTAAGTCACTTTTTTCAATCTTTTATTCCTTTAAAATCAATGATTTACGATTTTTTTTCATCTTTTTTTCTCAATGAAATCAATAACTTACGCCTGCGGCCGGGCGCCCTCTAACCCTTTGATAACATTACAAAATCTGGGTTATTAATAAATATAATGCGCCACCCCAAATGATTGTATCAGTTGCCACAGAATAGGCGAGATACAACCCAATAAAAAACTTTTTCATGATACAACCTCTAATTGTAAAACAACCCATACATGGCGATAATTAATAGCAAAAAGTTTGTGAGCATGATAGGATTGTCCCTAACTTGCCAGCCATGAACAAGCCAAGCGCAAGCCGCAAACACACCCATAATCAACGCCCATTGAGGCGCGCCATTAGCTAACGCGCTCATTTGCCATACAACCAAAATAGTTCCAAGATAACCAAACATTAGAATAATTCCCCTTTAAGTTTTTTGTCTAGCAAGATGCTAAACATAGCCATAACAATCAAGCCTACAAAAGCAATCATTGAACCTAGAAGCATGGTGATAGTATCAGGTGATTCGATCATACCAGCCCCAAAAATTAACAAACAAAAACCAGCGATAATTTCAGCAATACAAAAAATAACAAACATGATTAAGCAACCTTTCTGTTGATTTTATCAGGATGGATAACTGTAATTCCAATTTTTCTTAGAGTTGATCTTACAGAATCTGCATCATCAAACATGATCTTATTTTTATTTTTGAATTGTTTCAGTGATAAGAAAGAATTGAGTTGTTTCTTTTTCAATTCACCATCAGGTGTATTGTTTCCTAATGGTCTTGAGATAATCTTATCAACGCAGATTCCATTATCCATTAAAAACTCAAGATCAGCATGGGATAAAACCCTTGCTGTGCAGATTATGGTATAGTGTTTTTTTCCAAGTTTAGAAACAAGGTGACCAAGAGGTAAAACCTGATCCTGAAAGATTTTTTCAGGTGTAGAGTTTTCAATCCATTTAGCAAGATTGAGAGTGCCATCAGGCAAAGTAGCATGACGATGTGAGGAATCAATGGTAGTTCCATCAAGGTCGAAAATTAGAATATTGTTAAACATGGTATTAATCCTTAATTAATTTATCTTATATATTATATATAGTGTCTGTAAGGCTAAAAGTCAAGGGGTGAAAGGTAAAAAAAGCATAAAAAATGAAAAAAAGTTTTGTTTGTTTTCAATGAGTTAGCAGATTTCATGAAAGTTTTTTTCGCAATGTTTTCAAGGGGTTACGCCCGCGCCCGGCAAGGGGGCGGTTAGTCGGACCTGTCAACTTCTTGACGCGCTGTGCTACCCCACACGGCCTCGACCAGGGAAATTCTGAAAATCACTGTTATTTCTTGACATCCCTTAAAGGGAAGAGTATCATAGACTTAAGTTTTGATATGCGTCTAAATCCATTTCAAAAATTTTTTATAAGGAGAATTTCATGAAATGGGTTCTATTAGTTGCTATCCTGTATCCTGACGGTAGCATAGAAAAAATAATGAATGGCGGTCAAGGTTGGGAAGATCGTAATCAGTGTAGAATTTTAGTAGAGCAAGTATATAAGTCAATTGCAGAATCAGTATATGAAAATTTTCCGATGCCACAGGGCACCGAAATTTTAGGAGTCGGTTGTTACCAACCGTTAACTTTTCAAGAAGATATGGTAATAGTTTTTGAATAATGGCAGAAAAATTTAGATACGGTCCTTTAGTTTATAATTGTTTTGGAGAAGAGGATGATTCGGGTAATTACTGGTGGTCAGGCAGTCCTCCAGTTGCATATGAACAACCTACAGGAGTTTTTCGTATACCCATCGATGCAGAAGGAAATCAGTGTTTACCAGGTGATTGTATACTCCATCCTAACTGTAAGGTACAAGAGTGGGACGACCATGTCGTCTTAGGATCAATTCCTTCACTTGAGTGGTGTCGTTCTTGGTTTGAAGACAATTTTCTAATAATCGATGATTATATGATTTGTAGATATATCGTTCGTTGGATGTGGTGGAATCGTACACATGAAAAAGCATATAGGCAATTATTTAAAAACAAAAGAGTAGAAGAGGTGATCAAAGAAATATGGCCAGACGTAATGACATCATAGAAGCACTTGTGACTGACCTGGGGCAAATCGACTCCGTCGATCCTGCCAATGTGTCTCGCAAGTATCGGTTCTTAGATGATGTGAATGATTTTCCATACATCACATTTGTTCCGCGTCAAGAACTGCGTAGACATCGCGGCGATGGGCGTAAATTTGCTTCACTTGTAGTCGATATTCGTGCCTATGTGTATGATGGAGACTCGGAAGACATTTGTGAAGTAGCTGAAGATTTAGCTGATTCGATTGAGGCAAGGATTGATCAGTTCGCTGCCTCACATCGTGACTTAGTGGTGGAAGAAGCTGAAGTGGTATCTCTTCGTACCGATGACGGACTCATGCTACCTTATGGAGTAGCTGACCTCCAAGTAACAATTTCTTATGATGTGGAGATTACAACATGAAAAACAACAACGTCGCAGTAACTACATCCGTTGATGCGCTAAACCGCAGCTTAGAGGCTCCGCCTCTGGACCCGGTTATGCTGGCGCTCGCTAACGATTATCTTTCTGGCAAGGCAATAGATGAATTAGCTGATGAGTATGGAATCACTGAGGATCGCGTTACAGCCGTGATTGAGAAAAAAGAAGTGAAGAACTATATTGATTCAGTATTTGCCACTCAAGGATATCTTAATCGTATTAAGCGCATCAATCTCATCAATGCAGTGATTGACCAAAAGATACAAGAAGCAGTGGAAACAGGCATCTACTCAAAGAAGGACCTGCTCGACTGGATGAAGCATCTACAAGAGGTGGAAACCAGCCTCAAGCCTAAAACGCAGGGACCGCAGGTAGCAGTACAGATTAACAACTATGACAAGCTTATGAAAGATCTTATGGAATGAGTGTAAAATTTGCAAGCGCGCTTCGCGCGGAGTAGATGCATGAAGATTGTGTTGGCGGGCGACTCCTACTCAGACGTGCAAGATTTTAGACGCTATTCTACGTACAAAGACTGGTACAAAGCACCACACTATTCTTGGTCTAATGAAATTTGTATGAGATTTGGCGCTGAATCATTAGCTGAGTTTGGATCTTCACAGTGGGACATTTGGAAGCAAACCCAAACAGTAGAATGGGATTTTTTAATTGTAAATTTGACTGCTTGTTCTCGTTTTACAAAAATAGTTGATTTTGGTGTAATTGATTGGATTAAGCAACCCACCGATGAACAGCTTGTACAAATTAAACAGAAAAATAAGCAGTTTGCAAATAGAATAGCTCAGTTACAGAACTGTTATTGTTGGTCACCCTTTCCAGAATTTGAATCAGAGGATGGGGTAGATTATATAGAGTTAAGAGACTGGGATGAGTTATGGTATATTCCTTCTAATGACTACTATTCAGATCGCATAGAAAAACGGAGAGAAATTTTTCCCTTCATCACTGGAAATCATTTTACTCGTGAAGGAAATGATTGGATGATTACACATATTACACAGAAGATAGAGGAGAGACTATGAACGATTGGTTTTGGGTAGTGCTGGGGGTTTCAATCCCTGCAGTCATTTTTTATGGATTGTGGATTGTCTATGGTGGATGAGTACAAAACCACATGGATGATGTGGTATGTGGATCACTATAAAAAGATGGAAGCCAACAGAACATCATGGGCGGAGCGAGAAAAAATTCACAGCGAGCTTCGCTCGAAATGGTGGGCATATGTGGCGCGCACCCGCTGGAACCGCTGGTGGTAAATGCGAATTGTAGCCTATGGTTGCTCTATGACAGCTGGGACAGAGCTTGGTGATCACCACGTATTGGGCAAAACAATTGCAGAGGTTGATACACTAAAACGCAGTTTAGGACTTCAAAAGTGGCAACAGCTTGAACTCAAGTACGATTTACAAGAAGAAGGTCGTCGTCGATCTTGGGTGGCACATTTAGCTCGTGAGCTGCAGTGTGAGTATTTAAACTTAGCACAATCAGGATCGTCTATTGATCAGTGTCTACTTCGCATGAAAAATCA